TATCGGCGTCCTGCTCGATGGCGCCAGATTCCCGGAGGTCCGAAAGCATCGGGGTTTTATCGGTTCGTTCCTCTATTTTGCGCGACAACTGCGACAACAAAATGACGGGCACATCGAGTTCCTTCGCGAGCAGTTTGGCCGAACGGCTGGCGGCGGCGATCTCCCGCTCGCGGGTGCTGTTCGTGTTCCGGCTTGCCGTGTCGAGCAGTTGCAGATAGTCGATAATGACCATCCCGCACCGCCCCCGGCGGGCCATAGCCTTACATTGCGAGCGTATAGTCCCCATCGTAATATTAGCACAATCACTGAAGTAGACAGGCAGCGCGGAAAGTTCCGCGGCGGCTTGTTCGAGCCTGCGCCAGCTGTCGGCGTCTATATCGCCCGTTCGGAACGATCCGGAGTTAACTCCCGAACCTCCTACCAACATTCGCCCGGCCAACTGTGTATCGGGCATCTCCAGCGAAAACACGCACACCGGAACCCCAGCAACGGCGGCGGTCCGGGCAAAATGTAGCATTGCGGCACTTTTGCCCATCCCTGGACGGCCAGCCAATACCACGAGCTGGCCGCCCCTCCAGCCGCCCGTCAGCACGTCGAGCCGTTGTAAGCCCGTAGGAATGCCGATGCACTCGCCCACTTGTCGGGCCTGTTGGCGTCGTTCCAAGTCGTCGAGGGTGGCCCGCACGACATCCGACAATGGCGTAATATCGTTGGCGTGGACCGTTGCGGCGGCTATGGCGGTTATTTCTGTTGTCGCCCAATCCAAAACGCCCGAGGGATCGGAGGCCGCCCGTACTGCGAGTTCATGGCCGAATAGACACAACCGGCGGCGGGTCTCCGTGTCTTTGAGCTGCCGGGCGTGGTCGAGGACATTTACCCCCGAGCCGACGGCCTGCGTGAGCTTTGCCAGGTAGGCCGCCGGGTTGCCTAACCCCTCAACGGTTTTACAGCGCTGCGTAAGCGTGTAGAGGTCGATTTTGACGCCTTCCGCGAGCATCGAGAGCATCATGCCGTAGATTTTGCCGTGTATCGGGGTCTGGAATGCCGAAATTTCGGCGATCTCTGCAACATCGGCCAGTTGGTCCGGTTCAAGAATCAAAGCACCCAAAACAGCCTTTTCGAGTTCGGGCGATTCCGGGAGCACCTCAACGGCCTCCAGGCGGTTATAGGAAATTTGTTGTTCGCATCTCATAGGTAGTTTGTTTTTGGGGTTCGTCTGGTCGGCGCATCCACGTTCGAACAGCTGCCCGCCAATCTTTCATCTTGTTTTTACCAATCATCCAGCCTTTCGCCTCATAGAAATCGATGAAGCGTTGAGCATCGACCGTATATCCCTTTTCGGAAATATAATTTTTGACCTCTTGGAGAGAGGGAGCAACAAACGCCGCGCGTTTGGCTGCGACTTTGCGCGGCTTGTCCGCGCTGGTACCTTTGGGGGTGTTACCGACATTCGATTTTCCGCTTCCCCCTGCACCCCCTTTACTCTCTATATCTTTATCCTTATCTACATCCTTATCCTTATAAAGGTTAGGTTCTTGGTTAGGGTACTGGTTAGGTCTTTGGTTAGGTTGGATAGCTTTTCCGCTTGGATTGTTCCGGCTTCCTTTGGGCGCTCCACCTTTTCGCCCATTCTCCACACAAGCATCGTATCGGTTATGCGCATTATCAATTACAGGCTTAATCGCAATAAATAGCGCTTTTGCAACCGCATTGCTATCCGGACCAGGCGCAATGCCTTCAAAGGCGTAATCGAATATCGTCTCCGATACGACCTTGTACAAGTCCGGCGGCAATTCGCGTAAAGATTCACGGAATGAACGGTAATAGACCATCGTATCGCGGCTCATCGGGTACCTCCTTTCCGAGATTGCCTACGCTCCCATTTAACCCAATCCGCCTCAAGTTGAGGGTAGCAATAATCATAGAAAATGCGGGATAGATCGGGCGGTAAATCCGGCAATGTACGATCAAGTCCATACATTACTATCGCATTCATAAACAGCTGGTATTCGTTGGGTAAAAGCCCCTCCATCGCAGCCCGAAAGGAACGGTAAAAAACAAAACTATTACGCCTACTCATCGCCGTGCCCTCCGTGAATGTAATAGCGCTTAAACCGCATCTTGTTTTCATGCACCCAGACATCGGCAACATCGATCCCCATTTTGCGGATATAGCGGATCGTACTGCGCGGGTCGGGGATATTCAGCCGCTCGGCGATGTCGAACGTTGCCCATTGACCGCCGCAGACCAGCAGCGAAAAGACCCGAAATTCGTTGTTGTTTAGATAAAATTCCCTACCTTTGTACAGGACTTGATAGAATGCCCCTGCGTGCTTGCCTTGAGCGCCGGGGGCGTGCTGTTTCTGATTCATACCTCCGGAACTATTTACGGTTGGCACTCTCGGCGATAGCCTCGGCGGCTTCGCGGTGACGTTTGGCCGGGTCCTCGATTTGGTTCTGAACCCAAACCGTCAACTCTTTACGGCTGAACAACAGACGCCGCCGCACTTTCCGATAAGGAATTCGTTTGTAATAGGCCAAATTATACAGATTACTGGGCGTAGTAGGGTATCCCAGCCCCTCCAAGAAATTAATTGCAGCTTCGAGCGTTAGTGCGTCCGCCGCTTCCTCCGCCGGGGCTTTATAGTTCGCCAGCTCCGGGATAATGGTGCGCACCGCTGCGTAAATGCACCCCTCCAATTCTTCGCGGGACGTCAAAATAATTTTGCTCGTTCCCGCTGTTACTGTCTCTTGCATCATAACAAGAATAATTTAATTGTTAAAAAAATGTTGCGTCCGGACTATTCCGTAACCGCATTGCAAAGGTGGGAAATGCGGGGGCCTATTGTTATGAAATAATTATTTATTCATATTTATTCATATTTTGCAACATTGATTACCAAACACTTACAACGCATAGTCTTTCACACACAAAACAAAAAAAAGAATGCCGTAAAGCATTCTTTCGTATGGTGGCGATTATGAATTTAACCCTTTTGGTCCTTGAGCAAAAAACGATCAATAACGTTGCTATATGCGGGCATATTATTGATTGCTGCTTTTAAGAAATCATATAGCGATTTCACCTTTTTGTCCAAACTGCCGTCGATTATAAGCCCGTCACGCTGCATTTGGCGTATCTCATCCACGACCGCCTGCGCTTTATCCCCCGATGCCGCATTAATTGCGGCCCGTACACGACTAATCACAGCCGCACTATCTCCGGCTATTATCTCCGAAATACTCGCTTTTTTCCGTCCGGCCTTATTCCCCGGTTTAATAAGTAGAGCCATAGCCACCAACGCGTCGGCGATTGTAAACATATAACCCGCATAGTGTCCCATTTTGAGCAAAAGTGACGCGTCGAATATGGCCGTATTTCTATATTTTGCCCGGCATTTTCCGAACATTTTTAGCAGCCCTGCCCGTCGGTCTGCAATGGATTGTGTTCCGTATGCGGCCATCCGGTCCAAAAACTGCCTGCCCTCCGCCTCCCCTTGTGCATAGCCGTCTAAATACATTTGCCGGAACGTTGCCCGGTGCTCTCTGAAAAATGGATCATCGCCCGCCCTATTTTCGAAAAACAGGACGGCAATACACGGATACCCCGCGAATGCGTCGGGGAGTCCGGTCCTTTGGAATGTCAAATTAGGGACTTTATTATACGCTTCATCATCGGGCAAATCAAACCACCGCGTAAGACTGTCTAAATTGTCGATGTCGTTATAAACACTAAACATCACGTTTCCCGGGGTATTGCCCGTGCATAGAGGTAACGATTCATAATACTGTTGCAGCTTATCCATATCCCTAAAATTTCGTTAATAATTCCGCATTCTTCTGCCGTTCCTCCCGTTCGAAGCTGGCCAGGTAATTTTCCGTTGTTTTGAGGTCCTGATGCCCCAGCGATTCCGAGATATAGGCGATATTCGCTCCTGCCCGCTTCAACACCGTAGCGAACGAATGCCGGGCCGTATAGGTCGAGATATTGCCGATCCCGAGCTGTTCGCCCACCTCCTTCATACGCTTATTGATCGCACGGGTGAAATACATCGTTTTACACTTCCGCCGCATTGCATCCTCCTGTCCGTCGAGAATCGGAAAAATGAAGCTGTCGGGCCGGGAGGGGTTGCCCCATCGGTTAATTATTGCCTGCATCCGCTCCGTGACAACGACCCGGATTTCCTTGCGGGTCTTGGTCGTCCGCTCGGTCTTTTGCCGGACAAAGCATATTTCACCGTTCACGATGTCCCGATACCTCAACTTTACGAAATCGGCAACGTTGATCCCGTTGCACAAGTAGAGGAACAGCCAATAATCGCGGTATTTGGCCGTTGCCTCGGTTCCGTCCTCATAATTGGCTATCTGCCCTATTTGCTCCAGCGTGAGGGCCAATTTACGCCCTTCTCCGGCTTGTATCTCATACCGCCCCCGGCCGAATGGGTATTGCGCCTCTAAAATCTTTCCGCACCGCTTCATGTCGTTGAGTATTGCCCGTATATGTCGCATATGTATTCCGACGGTAGTACGGCTTTTACCCTCTTTAAGCAGGAACTTTTCGTAACGACGAATCCAATCCACCGAAACACCCGACAAAGGAACACGAGGTCCGGCAAATCGTTCTATCCCCTTCATAACAACCCGATAGGCCATCATATTCCCGATGCGTTCCTGTGCTTTCATTTCGGCTATTTTACCCTCAAAAGCAATATTAAGCGTATCGCCACCAGCTCGTTTTAGTCGATTGTTAAGATTTTCCAATGAAAAGATACCGCGCATTAATAAGTCCTCAACAGCCGTCCGCACTATCTGGTAGCTGCTTTCGATGTCCTTGCGTATCTCCACAAGTGCACGGGCTTTTGTTGTTGGCAGGGCGTCCCACTCCGCCGGCATCAAATCTTTCCCGGTCGGATAATAGTGACGCACTCGATTGTAGGTAACACGGATTTTTACGGAGCACTTCCCGGACTTTTTCGGATGGGCTGAATCGAACATTGCGGCCACCGTCACACCGTCTTTCGAGTAGTTCATTTTGTGTATAAATTTTGATTTTAGACACACAATTTAGACACAAATATACGGATTTAATCGAAACCAACAAAAACCAAGTGAAATAAAATAGCTATATTTTCCATTGAAATACAAGCATTTACAAAACAATATAGAAATTACCGAAAACCGCTAAAAATCGACAAATTACGACTCATAATCCGAAGGTCGTGGGA